ATAGGGAGGCACCACGACCACCCCTCCCGTGGCATCGGTTGCCAGGCCACCCACGGCGGTCAAGGCCGTGGTGGTATACATCGGCCCCGCGTAGAGGTTCCCGGTAGTAGTTCCGTAGGCTATGTCCCCAAGGGCAGGTACCACGAACCCGAGGATCTGCTGAGAGCTTGATGTCAGATCGAAGTACGAGGTGAGCTGCCAGATATTGTTTGCATTGGAGGGGAAGCCTCCGGGAGTCCGGTTGGCCGGAGCGGAAGTGTTCCCATTGGAATCGATCGTGAACAGCTCGATCCCAGCGGCATATCCCGAGTGGATGTAGGACTGACCGCTGAGCGTCTGAGAATGCAAGGCTCGGGAGATCCCAGTCATGCTCTGAGACAGGGACTGATAGCCTCCGATCTTGCGGGGAAGGCCGCGCTGAAACCGGGTCCACACCCCATCGGTATAGGCCTTATGGCTCAACTCCGTGCCGTCCCTCTGGATGGCTGGCTCAAAGTTGAGGGGAAAGGGCTCGAAGGCCATTAGAACAGTAGCCCCCAGACTACAGAGTCCGAATTGGAGAGGATACCCAAGGCATTCTGAGCCGCGGCTGCATTGGTGGCGGTGAATACGGCGACACCCACGGAGGTGCCCCCCAAGTTGGTCAGGGCCGCTGAAGCGGTGGTCGCACCGGTTCCACCTTGGTTGACCGCAATCGGGACTGCGATACCAGCCGTGGAGGCATTCACCACATTTGTGCCATCGCAGTAGAGGATGAACCGCGCACCTGCAGTTAGCGTGATCTGTCCAGCCCCACTAATCTGTGCCGCTGTACCAATGCCGAGGGTTCCACCTGTGGTCTCGTTATCGACCCAGTACTGCTGAACCGTGCTGGGAACCTGGATGTTCGTGTTGCCCGCCAAGCTTCCAGTGAAGCGATAGGCAACCTTGTTCTGCACGTTGCTGGGCAGGACGAAGGTTCCAGACTGGCCGGTCAGGCTGACCACCTGAAAGTTGAAGATATTCGTATTGACGGTGCCCAGGCCGATCGTCCACCAGCCCGTCCCATCGGTGACGAGGAAGCAGGAGTCGCTTACGTTCATCGACAGGCTCGACCCACCATTGATCAGGTCAGGACTCGTCGGATTAATTGTGAGCGTACCGGTACCGGAATTACGGACTTGGATGTAGTAATTGGTGCCCGAGGAAAAGGCCGTTGGCATCGTGATCGTGCCCGCACCGCCGCTCCAGTTGAGGAGATTGTCCCGGTCTGCAGGACCTACCGAGTAGTTCGAGTTCAGTGTGGTGACATTCATCACCTGCTGCAGGAAAGGACCGTTCGCTCCGAGACCCGATCCGGCTAGGGCAGCCGCGTTGGCAGCGGAAGTGCCCGCTCCGAACTGGAATGTCAACCATATACCCGCCGCCGTCAGGTTGCTGGTGAGGCCAAAGAAAATGGCGGCTCCCGGAGCGATGAGGCGATCGATCCGCCCGTGCTGTTGGCGACCGTGAACGCACTGGATCCCGCGTTGAAGATGAGCGTCTTCTCACCGAGGGAAGTGTTATTTGCCGGGGGCATCTGCAGCGTACACCCGGTCCCCAGGGGAGTGATGTACATTAGATCGGCCAGCACATTGGCGTTGGCCGGGAAGTTGTCGATCGCCCACTGCAACTGAGTGGTGGACCCTGCAAGCAGGGAGTACGCCTGGAAGGTGGTCTGACTCGGGAGGATAGTCAGTCCATTATTTAGTGGGGAGCCATAGCCCTGGCCTGCCATTACGGCGGTCCTCCGGTGGTTACGCTTTGGCGGGTCTCAGTGGCCCGGCCGACCATATCTTGGATGTCCTCGTTGGACAGGGCCCGCATTCCCTCATTGAATAGGGCCTCCCAGACTGGGATACGCTCATCGTTCTTGAGGAAAGGGGAGCACTCCAGCAGGGTGGAATAGAGCAGTACCTCGGGTGCATAGATGCTGATCCAGTTCTGGGTATTACTAGCATCCAACAGGGCCGGTAGCTCCCAGAACATCACCTCGAAGGGATAGTTCTGGTCTGGAGTCGGAGCTACCACCCAGTTGTTATAGTCGTAATCGGCATAGAAGCATGGCATACCCACCACGGAGTCGTCTGGCCAGAAACCACGTAAGAACTCGTAGGAGCGCTCATAGAGCGGGGTGCGCCTAGTGTATTGCCCAGTCTTGGGATTGAACCTACCGAAGTTGAAGGAGATGGTCTCCCTCCATCGGTCAGGCTTTGGCATCAGGGGTGACCCAGCCGTGAAGTTGTTAGTCAATGGGCGCTGGAAGCCAAGGATCTTGACCCCACGGGAGATCCTTCGCTCCGCGTTGTTGATCAGCTTTGGAAGCTGCGCAAAGACGATCGGATCGATCACAGTGCCCCTTTCTAGGTAGGCCTGTACGTCCGACATCAGCGAGCTAAAGGTCATCCCATCCGGCATGGCTTACTCTTTCTTGACTTGCAACTCGACCTGTTGCTGGAGCTTGTTCTCAAGGGGCGCTGCGACCTTGTGAGGCAGCTCACCCAGACCTGCCAAGAGAATACGCAGGTCATCCCCTGTGAGCTTCACATCGAATTCGTCAGTAGGTTGTATGGTGATCATGTTCAGTTTGTTAGATAGGAAATTGAGAAGGTCGCGTTAATGTTTCGAGCGTTGATAGAGCCGAACGCAGTGGTGGAGTAGGCCGTAGAGCTGAAGGCGGTGAAGGTTACCGTGCCACTACCGGCATTGATGATCGCGGCCCAGTTCTGGGAGGCCGTAGGGGATGATCCCTGAGCTAGTACCAGAGGGCATTCCACAGTCTGAGTCACCGTAGCTGGCTGGATCGCTGCTGGCAGACCTGTTAGCGTGAAGGTGCTAGCGTTAGCCGTCATGTTGATAGCCGGGATGGTGAGAACCACCGAGTTACCGCTCTTCGAGTACTGGATAGTGGCCGTGGGGGACCCTGAAACTCCGGTGAAGGTGCCTGTAAAGCTGTTGCTGGTCCCCGTGGTGACGGCCACCCCGTTGATGAATAGGCTCTGGGTATTAAGAGATCCGGGCCCTTGAGGCCCTCCTGTAGCGCTGCCGCATACAGTAGAGCCATCCCCAAAGACTGCAAATAGGTTGGCGCTATTCGCTCCATTGTTACACCGTATTGCGGTGTCATTCTGGCTTGTTCCCGCTATAACGAACAACCCGAATGACTGGTTAGCAGTCGTACCAGAGGAGATAATAAGCCCATGAGTGTTGGGCCTAGTGTTGATGGTTACCTGATAACCAAAGGTGGTCGTCCCATTGGAGGAAAACACGGCACTTGCCGTGCCCGAATTCGGCGCGATGAACAAGGATCCGAAAGCCCTAATACACGCATCATCGACAGCCGGAGCGGGTGTACCGGCACCAGCTGTCGTAAGTAGGCTACCATCTCCGAAGTAGTGTCTACCAACTCCTCCACGGTTGATCTGGAAGTAAGAAGCTCCAGAGCCAGCTGCCCCCATCTGCAACGGGTTTACAACGTTTCCTGTCACGACAACGTTGTTATTAATAACTAAGGACGGATAGTTTCCGTTCCCCATCGAGATGGCGCCGTTCCCTGCGATCTGGAAGAAACTCAAAGAGTTAGGCTGGTTGTTCACCACTAGAGCGTTATCGCCAGCAGAAGTACCCGCGAGAATCAGCACCCCAAAAGAGGCTGATCCTGCGTTGGCTCCATTGACTCTCAATCCATACTGACTGACTCCTGAATTAGCCACGATGGCGTAGTTATTTCCTGGAGCGTTGAAAGTCCACTGGCCACCAACAAACCCAACCCCTGATCCATTGAAGGTATAGGTAGGGTTATTTGTGTTATCTCCGAATGAATAGGCGGAAGCGCTTACAAGAAGCGCAGCACTGGCCCCTGCCGGGGCGATAGCAATAGGACCACTATCGGCACCAAGGTAGATCGTCCCATCGTTTGAGTTTCCATCGCCCACAAAGCCTGTGCGGGCTCCGGTGGAATCGCGGAAGCCTATATAGGCTAGATTGGTGCCGCCAACGGCAGCACCTTGGACAGTCAGAGCCTCTCCGCTACCTCGAACATTTAGACCTGCATTAGCAGTAGTAGGGCCGTTGATCGTGACGGCGCCTGTACCCGAGAAGGTTACAGGCTTATTGTCCGTTGATCCGAAGGTGATTCCGTTCTCGGAAGCGACAATGATCCCCAACCCAGAGGCGCGGTTCACTAGAGAGAAATTACCAATCCATCTCAAGACGGAATTTCCGCCCTGCATGGGGCCTTGAAACTTCATACTCATGTGATTTCGGCCACCGACATTATCGCCGTGACGGAGGCGGCCGTGTTACTTTGAACGACGACGGTATCTCCAGAATTCAGCACAATGCGGTTCCCTTCGTCAGCCAGGGTTAGAGATCCGCCAGGCAAAAGTCCAGCACCTACACACAAGTAGTAGTTGGTTCCACCACTATTGATATAGCAAGTGACTGCGATAACGGAGCCGATCTGGTTAGCTAGGGTTAACCCTGAAATAACTACTCCAGTCGTCACGGCTGGAGCGGTATAGGCGCCAATGACCGCAGCGGTTGTCCCGATGCCGGCCGTGCGCAGAGAGCGTAGGACAGAGGACATATCAGGTTCCTTTAATGAACGTCACGCCATCAGTCGATACGGCGTCTGCAGGTGGCCAGCCAGGGTTCTCAGGGACGGCAACCGGTAGGGGGGTGGCCACAGGGAAGTCGGGACGCACGAACTCCAGCACCGTGTTGTCAGGCTCACGAGGAGGGAGACGATATGGATCGTACTCATCCACATCATCGTTCTTCATGCACACCTTGAGGCCCGGATAGTTCGGATCGTCCACTAGCTCATCGAGCGGGAACTTGAGTCCGCACCGGGCACACAAGCCAATGCCGTAGGAAGAACGACCCCTTACATCGACCCAGTAAGCCATTACTGCGTATACCTCCCGATCTGGGGCAAGATCCGCATGGGAGCCTTCTCGCGCTCCTCGGAGCGGGCCAGGTTCAAACTCTTATCCGCCTTGGCCTCAAGGATGGGGATCATGGCCGGATTCACTTCCTGGATCGTGTAGGCTAGGCGTGAGGCGAGGCCATCCACGATCGCGGATAACCACCGGTTAGGGATGTTGATCCGCTGCGATAGGTCCTGGACATCCATGATCTGTCGATGTCTCCAGATAACCAGGCAGGCGTTGTTCTGCTCGTTGATCCCCGGAGTGGGCCACAGGCGCATGATCGGCCAGGGCTCCTGTCGATCGAGCCAATATTGGAAGGGCCGACTCTCGAAGAAGGTGTTGTTCAGGTTGGCAAAGTCATCGCGTGAGTACGGAGCGAGCGGTACCTGAAACTGGGTCTGGTAGAACCCGACATTGCTCACCATCAGGGTCCCGGACTGCAGCGGATTCGGAGGAACCGGATCGGCCACTACAGACCACGTCAGGGCAGGAGGAGCGCCATCCAGATCAATCATGGTGGTTTCGCCCGCCTGGGCGTTGGGCTGAACGCTCGCCACCAAGGTTGAGTCCGCCCACACCTGCACCGGGACCGCAGGACCGGCCCAGGTGATCGACACGGTGTTGATCCGGATCTGGGTGGTGAAGGTGAAGGTCGGTGACGGACTCAGCTGTAAGGGGTTCTGCTGCCGGATATTGGCCGTCAGGACATCGATAGTCCCCGGAGGCATGGTTACACCGGCTAGATGAGCGGTGAAGGGCAACAGGACAATGTCAACCGCAAAGAGTTGCGGGCCACGGTTTGCCAGGTCGGAAGTCAGGAACATGAACAGTTCCTGACGAGCGATACGGATCATCTCATCCGAGATGAGGGACGTTCGGATCTTGCAACGGTTGAAGGCCCGCTCGAAGACTTCCTCCACCGTGAAGGTCATCTGACCGATCACTCCACTGGGAGTGATGACCTGCGCCTGCGAATCCCCGTCCGCAAAGAAGGTGGGAACACTATAGCCAATCGGGATGGCGGAGGCGAGGTTATACGGTGGAGTTGGGAATGTGCTGTTAGCGCCGGTCACATGGTAGGCGCTGGCAGAACTGGCCGTATCGGTTCCGAAGGTGAAAG